CCATCTCGTCGGCAAAGATGTTGCCAGCTCGCGTGGCTTCGCCTTTGTCCATGTACTTCTCAACCTTCCCCATCAGGTCGTCGATGGATGAGTTGAACATGTCAATGATTTTGGTCTCGCGTGTGGTGGTCATGGCTATTCTTCTTGGTCAATCGGCAACTCTTTCACGGCATTGAAGATCTTGCGCGCTCGCTCCAAGTCGCTATTGCTGAGCTTCTTGATCTGCTTAGCTTTACCCACACCCGCCGCATCCGGCTGTGCGGTCGGCGGCTGGTCGTTCGCTGGGCTAGGTGGCTGGTTATCAGCGTTTGTCGCTCCAATCGCCGCGTCCAGATCGGCGTTCTCGGTTTCATCCTCAGTCTTGATCGATTCATCAGGCACCACAATCACTCCGGGAGGGAAGACCTCTTCATAGTCCAGCACCTGCGCGACCTGGCGGTCAGTCGGCAACAAGCCACCCGTCTTGGCTGAATTCACATAGCCAATAATCTGCGTGGCGTTGGCAATGCGGCGTGATTCATCGCGCGGGTCGTTGTAGGTGAACGCAATCTCAGCCGTGCGCGGCGCGGTCCACTTGTTGAAGCCAGCGGTGAATGCGTTGATGAACTGGGCCACGAGTCGACCCTCGCGCAAGTCATCCGCGACTTTGGCCTTCGTGCCTTCATTGAGACCGCCGGCACCGCTCGTCGATGGGTCCACATCCATCGGGTTCACGCCAATCAGCGCACTCAGCAAGATGATGGCGCGCTTGCTGGTGAGATCCAGCTCGTCGGCGGTCATGCCAGAGAGCACATCGACCTCGGCGATGTCGGGCTTCTCGTTCACTTCGATGAGCATGGCTTCGCTGACATGATTGACATCCTCTGTGTCTCGGTCGGTCTCCGCGCTTGCCTTCGCTTCGTCGGTCTGCCGGGCAAGACCCATCGGCACAAACACGAGCTTCGTGACCTTCTCGCCACTCATCTTGGCGTGCTGCACCGCGCGGGCCAGCCCCAGTGCGCGGATCATGTCGTAGGCGCCGATGATGGGGATGTTGCCGGGATGCCAGCCGCCTGAGTCGCGGATCTGTTCCTTGGTGCGTGGCCAAGCCATATCCCACCAGGCCTCGGTGAAATTCCCTTCGGTATCACGCAGGATGGGGATGCGGTCAGCATTCAACCAGCGCCCCCGGTGATACATGAGTGGGGCTTGTTTGCGCGTGAAGGTGCCAAAGTTGGTGACTTCGTCATTGATCACAAAGCGGGTATATGCCGCGTCGATGTGATACAGGTCAGTGACCACCGCCCCATCGTAGAGATTGCCACAGATCCACCAGCCAGAAAACACCAAATCGTTGAACAAGCGTGCCAACAAGACGCGCCCACCATCGCCATCGTCGGCCTCGCTATACAAATCCTGCACGCGCTTTAGTCCAATCGCACCGCCGGTCGCCTCCATGATGTGCGCCTTCACCTGCGTGGTGGCCACGAGCAGGACCGAGGCCAGCTCGGTGCAGTATTCGGGCAAGAGCCGCAAGAACTCGACCAACGGCGTGTAGCCTTTGGGCAGCTCGTCGCGGCGCGGCAAGATCACCGACTTGGGCAGCTGGAATCGGTGGCCGCTGAAGTTGAAGAAATTAAGTTTGTCGTCGAATGGCTGAATGGCTGGCATAGATCTCCTGTCGTTTACTCGTCTACCACGCCGATGCGCGCTTGGCACGACTCGCGATTGATTTGTTGATTTGGCTCGACTGCACCCCGAGCACCCGGTCAATCATGACCACGCCATAACGTAGGGCGTCCATCGCGTGGTTGTGCAGATCCAGCGGCACCTCTTTGAGCGACTTGCCGTCTTGGCCCTTGGGCCACATATACGAATCGAATTCCTGTACACCCGAGGTGGGCAGCTTGGCCTCTTCGAGATCCGGGTCGAGGTCGGCCAGCGAGTCACGCAGCCAGAAGAGACGTGGCTTGCCATCCTCGGCAATCCTGAGCCGTGCCGATACTGCTTGGATGCCGGGGCTGATCGATTTGAACGCGGCGATGTTTGGGATGCCGTGCCGCGTGAGTGTGGCGCGATCCTCTGCATCATGGTCGCAGGCTGATGTCTCAATGCGCTCGGCTTCACTCAGCCGCTTGATGTTGGTCGCATGGTCCTCGACGAGCCGCTTGGTGCGATAGATCTCGCGATAGACATAGATGCGGCCATCGGGATCGACAGCCATCCACAGACACACAAACGGGTTGCCAAACCCGAAGTCCACCGCGCGATACCGGGGCCATGTGGCTGGAATGGGAAAGCGCTGGATCAGGTGCACGCCGGCGTTCCACTCGTCATACACCGCGCCCTCGGCGGCCACCCACTTGCCCCAGCGCAGGCGTTGCTTGCGCACGCCGGTGAGTCGGTCAAGGATGGACATGTAGCGGCGACCGAAGTCGGTCCACTCAATGCCATCATGCATTCGTGGGTTGTGCTCATGCAGCGTGTGCCACATCATGCACAGGTGCGACTCAGTCGCTCGCTTGTATAGCCAGTGACCGGGCGCGTCCGGGTTGCAGTCGCCGAGCAACTGCTGATACGGCGCTTTGCCGTTGCGCAAGGGACGCAGCAAAGACTCCCACTCACCCAGTGACAGCTCGTTGCATTCCTGCACATAGATGCCGTCGTATTCAGTTGAGAAGAGCCTCGTCGGCTTGTCTATCCCACCCACAACCACTTCACTCCCATTTGGATACTTGTATGAATGCCGGTTCTCACGATGCACGCCCGAGCAAATCGGGTTGTCTTCGCCCAAGATGTGCCGCTCGAATGTCACGAGCCCAGACTCAGTCAAACTTGCGCGAGTCTTGCGCACGATCAACCAGCGCGAGCCGGGATACTGCAAGGCCATGCGGTGCACCTTGTGCAGGCAGGCCACGCTCTTGCCGGTGCCGGCGGGGCCACTGAGCACCAGCTCAGCGGTCTCACTGGTTTGCAGGTCCGCCTGCGGGCCGCGAAAGGCGAGCGCATTGCCAGCCTGCTCGCGCTGGGTGCGTTCATTCCTCTTTCGCTCCGCTCTCGTTATCAGCGTTTGCGCCTTCATGGCTCGATACGCCTGCGGCGACAAATAGCGCTGAAGCGGCGTCCCGCCCAAGCTCATCGATCACGTCCTTTGGTTTGATCGATCCGTCGCGCAGACCTCGGATCAGATCGTCTTGCCATGTTTCGAACTTCTCTGCGAACAGCCGGTGATGTTTGCCGAGCTGCACCAATGCGGCTTGGGCATCGTGCAGCTCGATCTCGGTGTAGAACTCCACGGTCGCGTCAGCAAGCTTGCGCTCACGGGTCTTGTATTTCTTGATAAGTGGGCCACGTAATTCGATGCGCGCTTTCTCTCGATCAACGCGCCCATTGATGTCAATGAAGTCGAGCATGTCGGCCCGCGCCTGTTGGCTCAACCTCACCAGCACCTCGTTGGCGCCCATCTGTAAATCGGTCAGCCGCGCTGTTATGGCAAACTCGATTTCAGGTTTTTTCAACAATTCGTGGCCAATCTGCCCGGCAGTCTTCTCGGAATACCCGGCCATCCGTGCAGCCTCGGAGGCATTCCAGCACCGCAGGTAGTGCTCAACGAAGACTCTCTGCTTCGCGTTCATGCTTCCTTAGTCACTCCTTAGCCGGCTTGAGTCACGGCTTTACTCACCTTGAGCGTCCCTTCGCCCACCACTTGGGCGAACACGTCGGGCAGCTTCACCTTCACATCGCACACCAGCGTCACCGATTCATTGGGCAACGCACTGGCCACGTTATCGGCACGCACGGTCAGGATGTTGTGGCTGGCGCCACTCACCACGATGTTGCCGTCAGCCTTAGTCACCTGCACCACTGCGTCGACATCGAGATCATCCGCGCTCTGCTTAGCGGTGAACCAAATCTCAGCCGAGCTGAGATCGACCGGCTGGTTGGTCTGCAGGTCGATGAGGGTCATGCTAAATTCGATGCTGGCGTTGTGCCGTGTTTCAAGTTTCAGTTTTTCAAGATTCATAGGTCCCCTTGATCAGTCACAGTTCTGCACAACAACCTCGGCGCTCAGGCCTGCGTCTTGCGCGGTCGCTGTGAATCCACCCTCGTCATAATCGGTGCCAAAGCCACGCACGCTAGCCACGCCATTCAGCCCACGCACACTCGCTGCAGCGCGAAGGCCGCGGTAGGTCACGGCGATACAGAAGAGGTGGATCAGCAGTTGGTCCGCGTGCCAATGGATCACGGCGTTGCGGCCTATGACGCCGACGAGCCCAACGCCACTAAGCAGTGACGTCCCAGCACCCACCACACTGTCGCGACCAAGCACGCTGACGAGTGCTGGACCAGCCAGCAGGGTTGCACCTGCGCTGAGGTTTGCATCCTGCGTGAGCACCCAGATCATGCCGAGCGACGCCGAGACCATAGCCCCAGCACCGATCACCACGTCTTGCCCAATCACACCAATAAGGCCTTTGTCTAGGAGGAGGGTAATCCCGATGGCCAGTTGGGCATCCCTGCCGACGACCTCGACTATGGCCACGTTCGCATTGACCATGACGCCGGCGCTGATGGCAGCATCTCGCGCAAGCACACTGACCCGGCCATTGTCCAGCTGCAGCAACACGCCGGCGGACACCAAAGCATTGCCCCCGATCACCGCGGCGAGTGCTTTGTCTGCCATGACGCTGACAGCAGCTGAGATGGTGGCATCGCGACCCAGCACCGAGACTTGGCCACGATCGGCGTTGATGTTTACGCCGACCGCGATGACGGCGTCGCGACCTGCTACCCCCACGAGACCCTTGTCAACGGTGATGTTGACGGGTGTGCTCGTTGACTGGATCGCTGGTTGCCAGAGCCACGCCATTAAACGGCCCTCACACTGGCGATGATCGTGCGACTCGTTCCCGCCAGCTTCTTCACGGTGACGTCCCAGCCGTGCATCACCATCAGCGCAGGGAGGACGACGCCCTTCGATTGCCCGCCGTCCAGGATCATTTCGTAGAAAACTAGCTGATTACCGCCGCTGACAACCTTTTCGTAGACGCGGATTTGATACTGGTCGCCTGCCGCCAAGTTCTCGCCACTCACCCACACCTGGATTGTGTTGTCGCTGGTCTGCGGCGATGCGGATGAGTAGGCCGAGCCGGTGGGGATGCTGGTTTCAGTTGTGCCGATTGACGCATTGAGCGTGAATAGTTCTATCGGTGCCATCTCGGTCTATCCTCCTAGCGCGTATACGGCCACACTTAAGTTTGAGTCCGGCACACCTGAACACCACAAACGCGCATAGATTTGCGCCCCTGCCGGTACTTCGTGCTCGGCTGGCCAATACAGTGCCGAACTGTTGGTTTCCACCGAATTGGTGATCCATAGCTGGCCAACGATCAGTGGCTTTTCGCCTGAACTACCCACCGCAATGTCAAGCACGTAACACTGGCTGGTCATCGTGCTGTCGTTCACACCCATGCCCGCCTGAAACCACCAGGCAACATTCGTCAGCGTTCCAATTGAAGTCCACGCGCCGACACTTGCTTGCCCTGCGGTGACGGCTGTGCCGCAAGATGACGCAGACACCACGCCCAGGGTTTCAACGCGGCTCCCAACACGAAGCGCAGCTGGATTGCGCGGCTTGCCATAGACCTTGATCCAAACTCGGAAGCCACTGGTGTTGCCGTTGCAACTGGCCTGAACCGCGATGGTCGATCCTGCTTTGATGGCCAGCGGGAAGATGTAATTGATGCCGCCTGATCCGTCATTTGTCCCAGCGCATGAGCCAATCAAGTCCGCGATCTTGACGACGTAGGCTGTGCCACCGGCTTCATCGACACCCACATCCAGAATGATGTCTCGCGCTGTTGCGCTCACTGCGGCGTTGTTGACATTGATGTGGATGAGCGAAACATCATTCGCAACGTTGGCGGCGGTGAGGCATTGCGCCCAACTTCCCTTCGTGTTGTTGCCAGGCGTGACGACCGTCCCCATGAAACCGGTCGGTCTGACTTCGTGGTTGCTTTTTACCCACTCAAAAGCGGCGCCGCCATCAGGTGCAAACATAGTTAAGGATTAGGCCCATCATTAGGCGCATCGCTCGGTCGATGATCGCCAATCATCAACCCGGCGATAAAGGCAAGATATCCAACGATGCCCGCCGCTGGCCCAAGGAGCCAGCCAATGACGCCAGCGGGAATCGCAAGGATGACCAGCGCAGGCAGCGCTGCTGGAATGCTGGTGTTTCGTCCCATGCTCACCCCGCTATTGCAGCGCAAAAAAGTGCATCAACCCTTGTGCGTTGAAGGTGACACTCCAAGCAGCATTCACACTCGTCACCGCCGCGCCCTGATCGATCAGCCCAATCAGCGGTCGGGCGGCATCGGAGCCGGGCGAACGGTCGTAGATAGCGACATAGCGAGCGGTGATGTTGCTGCTTGGTCCCCATGAAGGGCTATTGGCATTGATGACGGTGTCGCCTGTGCCCACGCACTCCCAAGTGACGGTGCCGTCGGTAACCTCGCCGCCAATGGTCGTCGGCCACGTCGGCGCGGATCCGCCGGTGGTGCCGGCAGCTTTGGCGCGATACAGGTAGCCATTGCCTGATGTAGGCCGGATCACATCATTGAGCGCAAACGCGGTTGTGGCCGCCCAAGTCGTGGCCCACGAGTTGGCTGGGGTGTAAGTGATCGTGCATCCAGTCAGCAGTTGGCCATTGGTCGTGTAACCATTGCCGTTGGCGATCTCGTTGGCAGAGATATCGTTCCAGTAGTCATCGGTGTCGAGGTTGGGTGTGTAGCCAGCACCGAGCAGCGCGGCATAGATGTTGTCGCTATTCCAGTCCGCTTCCTTGTTGAGGAAAGCGGCGATTGCCTTGCGGAATTGATAAAACGTTGCCATCCATTACTCCCGGTGAGTCGCCTTGCGGCACGTCACCTTGAAAGTTACTTAAGCGGCGGCCTTGACCATGCACTGATGGCAAAGGTCAACGCGGCCCCCGCAACGATTACAAGCAAAACAGCCTTGCGGAATGAGATCCCGTTCATTCGGACATAGAGCCATGTGAGCTACGTCACGATCCGCGTCACCACCCAGCTCGCGGCCGCAAGCATGAGCGCGCCAGCGCCAAAGCTCCACAGCACATCAGCGAGCTTCATGAAGAGGTTGATCACCACATTGATGTGCATCACCGCGGCTTCGAAGGAGGATGGACTCACGGTGCACCGCCGGTGAGCTTGAGCGCAAAGATCGCGATGACGGCCCCAAGGACCATGCCGCCGCATAGGATCGGCATCCACCAACTCCGCCAGAAGGCCACCGCGAGTGCAAACGTGCGCAAGGCCTCCAGCGCCTCGCCTTGGGTGATGCCGTGGCTGGGTGTGGGATTGCCGAGGATGTAGTGGCGCAGCTTCGCCTCAGCGAGGGCCAATCGATTGACCTCGTCATTTGGCGATTGGGGATCGTGCTCGACAATCTCTGTGCGCATTTAGGCTCCTCGCATCAACTCAAACAACAGCATGAAACAGGTTGCCGGCACCACGATGAGCTCGCCGTCACCGGTCTGCACGATGTAGTCGCCGGCCTGCCCGCTCTGCGGGGTGCCGGTGCCCTGCACCGTGAAGGCATTCAGCACCTGCACCGCACGAGCGACGGTTTTGGTGGCAATGGGCGACCAGTCCGCATCGCTCGGGGCGATGGTCTTGTGG